GTTACTGCTGCCGCTAATGCTTCTGGTGCTACATTTTTTGCGACTGCTACCGCTGGTGGCGAAGCCGATATTGGAGCGGCGTGTCCTACCGTCAACAACGCATATCTTTATAACAAATCAACCGATTGGGGTATTTACTCAACAGATGGTGGTTTTGCTCTTAAATATGATAGATCAACAAGTAAATTCAGCTATGGCGGATTTACGTTACCAACTCCAAGCGGTGTTAATGGATATTTCAAATTGCCAAATAATTTGATAATACAATATGGATCAGGTAACGCTGCCGGTGGCGCTGGTGCTACCATTACGTTGCCAACAGCATACAGCACTACAAATTACATCATTACAACTGGCGTATATGGAACGGCGGTGACTACTCATGCTGAGGTTGTCGTTAATCCATCATCTACCACGTCATTCACTGCATATCAGACAAATAATGATGGTTTCTTTTGGATAACGGTAGGTTACTAATGTTTTCACTATCAGAAAAATCCCTCCGCAGACTAGATGGCGTTCATCCTGATCTGGTCAAGGTGGTCAAACGCGCCATTGAGATTACGCCAGTAGATTTTGTCGTTGTTGAAGGACTACGGACACAAACGCGTCAGGCATATTTGTTAGATGCTGGTAAAACTCGCACTATGAAAAGCTATCATTTGACTGGCCATGCGGTTGATCTTGCGCCGATTATTGATGGTAAGGTTTCGTGGGACTGGAAATACTTTCATCCGATGGCTGATGCCATGAAGAAAGCGGCAGAGGAATTACATGTTTCACTTACTTGGGGCGGCGATTGGAAAACTTTCCCAGATGGCCCTCACTTCCAAATTTCAAGAGACACTAAAGGATAAATCAATGAATACTTTGCTAGCTTTTTTGATTAAACAACTTGCTGATCTGACGCTTGGCTCTGATGTATTTAGCCGTATCGTGGGCGCTGTCGAACGATGGGCTGAAAAAGAAATTTCCGGTGCCGAGAAACGCAAAGGTGTTATTGATGAGCTTGAAGTGATTGGCCTTAAATTGACTGAATCACTTGCTAACTTTGGCGTAGAGCTTGCGGTACAATATATACGCACTAAGACCTAGGAGATAGTTATGAATGGTCAACTTGAAATTGCTTTGAATGAACCTAGTACCTGGCGTGGCATCTGTTATCTTTTGATTGCGCTTGGTATTCAAATCTCTCCTGATCTGCAAGGCGCTATTGTTACTGCTGGTATGTCTGTAGCTGCGGCCATTGGCATCTTTGTTAAGGACCGCAAAAATGAGTCATGACGATGATTCTTTGCGTGTCATTGACACCAGTAATAGCCTAACAAAGGAAGAACTGATTGAACTAAAGAAGCTAGCTGCCATGTCTAAAACAGCTAAGTTTCTTTTTAGCATAGTGTTCTCAGTTCTTCTTTTTATTGGATTCGATCATTTATTTGAATGGCTCAAGCATTCTAAGACCTGAGTCTACTGGTGGAATGACCGGTATGACTGGCGCAGACTGATACGAATCAATCTGATACTGATTGCCAAACTGATAAACCGTAGCTCTGTCATTGCTTGGGCTGATAATCTGCGTTTGATTGCCAAACTGGTAGGCTGTAGTGCCATCTGTGCATTGCGTGATGGTCCCGTAGTTGTAGCATGTGATTGCTGCGGCTAGGATTAGGTCTTTCATAATTTATCTCCTCTACATTGGTCTTGAAGGGTGAGACCGTGGTGCTTTTCCCGTTCAGCGATCATAGCGTCAGCTTCTTCGTAGGCCATCTTTGCAATGTCGGCGCTTGTAAGCGGATCAGGCATAGGCGTTCCATCAGCACGGTAAAGCTGTACCGGACAGGCATAAATCCCCTGCATCGCCTTGGCCGCGAAGTAATCGCGGAGGGTCATGCCGCCAGTGGCCCCTTGCCACATAGGTTGGTTGTTTATGAAATCCATTCTTTGCCCATGCGGAAACGCCGGGCCTCCATTGTTCTTACTCATCACTCCCTCCTATCCCGTGGTGCCGCTCTATAGCGCGGGCGTATTCAAGTAAATCCAACGCTTTCCAATTCAGCCCGTCCATAAACCATTGCGGGTCTACATTAAGGACATCGGATATCTCCTCCTCACTCATCGGCTTCCTTGCTGGCTCGGGTCTGGGTGGGTGGAGGTAATCGCGGATAGCTTCTTCAAGTGGTTCGTCACAGCTTTCCTCATCACACCATTCCAAATGCTCAAGCGCCCGTCTCAACAGTTCGGTTGCGGTACTCATGACAACACCTTCTGTCCTACCCAAAATAAAAAAATACCTGACAGACCAGTTAGGATGAAAAACGTAAGGATGCCCAAAGCAATTTTTATATCTTCCTTATTCATTCCATCCCCCTGCCAATCGCAGCGGCTGCAGTACTCATGCTTCACCTCTGGCTTTGGCTAGGGCGGCTCTTAACTCATCTATGTATTCTTTTGTGTGCGGTAGATTTTTCCATAACGGACTATCCCAACGCTCGACAACAGCTTGCGCTGCATCATAGATATCAGGAATCGCGGCGATTAAACAGGCGTTGGCTTCCCAATTAAGGCCTTCTGTTTTTGCGACAATGATTTCCCCTACATCGGGGTCTCTGCCAGCAATCCATTCTCCGTGCCGCGTTGTCCACCAAGGCCCCGGCGTGAATTTTGTTTCACTCATACTTCCTCCTCCCATTCGATGCGGATGCAGATAGTTCCTTTTCTACCATAGGCTTCAGCAGAACATTCTGCTTGTTCTTTTGTTGCATATACTCCAAATGACGCTTTGAAATCAGGATTTGACGTTGGGGCAATAGTGATCCACCCCTCTTTCTTCACGCGCTTGGGTTTGATGCGGAAAGTTTCAAATTCATTTAATGGCGGACCGCACGTTGGCTTCCAAACGCCTAACGCTGTTTGATATTCAATCTCCTCACCCGCCGCCCAAGCGACGATCACATCGTAGTGTTTGTGCTTAGTTCCCATCTATTTCCTCCAACGCTTTTAGCGCGGCCCATAATGATTCAACCCATGCGTCACCTACAGCAGCATCTTCAGTAAAGCCGGGAAAGTCTTCCATTATCTTTACCAACCCAAGAACAAGGTCGGCGCGGATGTAGGGGATATCTTCTTCGTTTTCTCCTGCAATAATTCTTTTCTCGTACTCAAAACTGTACCAAATCTTCTTAGGCGCATTCATTTTAATCCTCCAGCCCAACTTGGATGAAAATCCGATTTAGCATTAAGGTAGACTTCATGTGCTTTTTCTGGCGTATCAAAATATCCCAAAAAAATTACCCCACCATTGACTTTAATTTGAGATTTCCATTTACCTGTTGGTTTATAAAAACTAACACCAGCAAATCCTGATGTATTGTTTTTTTGTAGTACCAAACGATTTTGCATATTTTGAGCGTTTGTCACTTCCCTAAGATTGGTAAGTCGGTTATCTGCCTTATCTCCATTGATGTGATCTATTTGAGCGTCAGGCCATCGCCCATAAACGTACAGCCAAACTAATCTGTGCGCCCTGAAAACTCTTCCGCAAACGCGAATTTGCCAATATCCTTTACCGTCCATGCTTCCAGCAACTGCACCTGATTGAACATTCTGTCCAGTCCTAATCCTTCGCAAAAAAACTCCGGAATCTACGTTGTATTCAAACAAATCGCGCAGCATCACTTGAGTGATTTCGCTTTTTTTTAATGTTTTTAGGTTTTTTGCTCTGTTGCCTATGTATTCTTCACTCATACTCCATATTCCTCCCAGGTTCTAAAACTCGCACACTCAGCTTCACAGGTTAGTTGTTTAAAACACATATCACAAGGCGAATTAGTCTCTTCATACATTTTTATGTCTCTAGCCTCTCTAGCGCGTCTATTGATCTGCGTATTTTGTGCGGCTCGACATGGCTTGCACTTAGCCTCCTGATGCGCTTTTGGAGTGTTTTTATATCTCCAGCCAAATGCGTCTAATGGCTTAGATACGTTACATGCAGTGCAAGTTTTCATTTAAGCCAACTGACAGCCGTGTACTGGGTGCATGTTGCTTCAATGCCTTTAGTGCCAGTCTGAGTGCAGTTAAAGTGCTTTTCGTCAATCTCAACGGTCTTAGGGCCGACAAACGCCATGTAGATAAGTGTCAGCGTCAGCAGAACACATGCACAGCCTAGAACATATTCTTTGATCTTTTTCATGTTTTACTCCTCAATGTATGAAACGTCAGTCTTATAAAAGCTCTGGACTAGATTTCGCTCATTGAATCTGTCAGTGCTGTCTAGTTCATGGATCAGGTTTTTCAATGCTTCTCTACGCCCCTGTAGCTTTGCCGCTTTTATGTCTATTGCGCGTGTCATCCAGACAAATTCAGCGTCTGCGCGGTTCATGCGCTGTCTAGTGGTTTCACTAAGCGCATTCCACCAAGTTTCAAAGCTACGAAATGGACCAGTCATTCTTCCGCTCCTTTCTTCCAGATAGGCCGTTTAGCCATCTTTTTGCTGTTTAAATGATCCGAAACTATCCGTCGAAGCTCAAAATGACTCGGCTTTTTAGGGATAAAATCATTGGTTTCTTCAATAAATCGCCAGTCAAATGTATGCGCTACGCTCTTAGGCTTATGGATTGCTTTAATGCAAAAGCCATCATCCGCCATGAGAAATACGGAACCTTTTTGCTCAATGACACTGACGTTAGGGATATCTTTTAGAAAGTTCATACTGTTTTCCGATGTTGTAAAAGTTCTTGCAATGCCAGGCTAATGTTTCGTCGCATAGCTTGATCCATTGCTCCGACGTAAATGTATCAATTGCTTTAGCCATGCCAGCTAGGATGTAACTTCGCTGTGATTGCTTGTATCCAAGAGACAGTAGATACATCACTTCTTCAATAATGATCTTCATTTCTACGTCCGGTATGCGTGAATCTGTTCTACCGCGTTTGTTAGGTCCGCTTCTTATTTGAGCTTGCGTAGTGTGTCTGCTGCATGGCTAAGACTGGTAGCAATGTCATCAAACAAAGTAGCCAGTACGATCTGCATAGGAGCATCTTTGCGTACACGATTGATCTCATCTCTAACGCCAGCTTTTGTTTCGTTAGTGAGCCTTAGAACCGGCTTAGTGCTGATCTCTGATACGTCCCAGAGGAGTACGCCAGCATCATCATGTGCGCTGTTGACTAGACCTTTTTTACGCATTCTTGCTAGCAATGACGATACGTCTGCGCGTTCTCTAGCCATGTTTAATGCTGGCGTATAACCGACTTTTTTCATGCGGTTGTAAATATCAGCAGTGCTTGCAGGAAGAACAATTTGATCCATTGCGTTTAGGATTTTTTCAATGTTAGTCATAATAGTATTGTAATTTTAGTATTAAAGGAAGATTGCTAGACCCGCGTATTCAGCCTAAAGACAGGAGAGAAGACGGC